CTAAAGGAATGACTAAACAAGTTGCTCTCGCTAAAGCTGAAGAACTGGCTCCCGCAGAGTGCTGGTTGAAAAATAAAAGATGTCGTAGACCCCATGATGGAATGGTTGATGCGTTCCTTGTTGCCCTTTATTGCAGGGGTATGCAAAAAAATTGAAAAAACTTATTGACCAACTTTCTGGTCTACTCCACAGTCCGTCTGATGAAAACACCAGACCATGCTGATAGAGGACACGCAGAGTTCTCCCCCTCGTCGCTAAAGTATTGTGCGGGGTGTGCGGGATATAAAGGCCGTGAAGGAACCAATCCGGCGGCGGAGATGGGGACTCGCATACATGAGGCTATCGAAATCCTAGACCCATCCAATCTCCAGAGTGAACAAGAGATTTCAATCTACGAAGAGATCATTGCAGATCAAACGGAGTATTTGAAAAACTACGAGGACAGAGAACTGACTGAAACCCACTCTGAAATTGTTCTCGATATAGAACTTAAAGGAACCTCGACGTTCGGAACTTGTGATCACCTCTCAATCTTTGGAAAAAAAGAAGGTGTCTTAATAGACTACAAGACGGGGATAAGTGTCATCGACACACCCAAAAATAATTACCAAGCCCGTGCTTATACAATAGGGTGTTTCCAAAAATTCCCTGAGTTGGAAGAAATTACATTCGTGTTCTTCATCCCCCAACGAAATGAAATTTTATCCGATACATTTAAAAGGGATGAACTAGAAGATCTTATTGATGATCTTTCCTCAGTCATTCTGGAAGCTGAACGAGTCAGGCCCAAATGGGATTCGGGAACACCCGATCTATCTGAACTAACACCTACTGTAAATTGTAGGTTTTGTAAGTTTGAAGGTATTTGCCCAGCCCTCGGAGGATTGGTGGTAGAAGTAGCTAAGAAAATAAATCCTCAACTCCCTGATGTAGACCTTGACTCTACGGAAGACCCAGAAGTTTTAGAGCAGCTTTGGGCTATTCAAAAAATAGTGACCAATTGGGCGGATGGTTTTAAGAAACGAGCCATACGACTCGCTCAAGATGGTTTAGAATTTCCAAACCTTCGCTTGAAGAAAATGGCTGGTAGAAGGAACATTACCGACCAGAAAAAATTTATTGAACTTGCCAAGGACTTTGGGATGGACAGCGAACAAGTATTGGAACACGTTTCCATCCCCCTCGCCAAAATTGCCAAGAGTATTGGCGACACGGCAGAAAGAGGTCAGAAAAAAATGAAGGCAGAATCCTTCATTCAGACCTGTCAGGAAAATTCAATCATCGAAGAATCTCCCTCAAGGCACACCTTGTCTTGAGGAAACCAAGAAACAAGAAACTAGAAAATAGAAACCATGAGTAAAGAAACTGAATTAGCAACTAAGCCCACTAATGCACTAGCGACAGCAGCATTGCCGGACACTATTGACGCATCGGATATTGATATCCCTCGTATTAATGTCGTCCAAAAAACTAGTGACATTACTTGTCGTGATGGTGAACCCGCTCCGTATGGGTCAATCGTCCTCGATAAGTCTGTTGTATTAGCCCAACCCGAAACCCCAATCAAAGTTATCCCTTTGATTGCAACGAAACAGTGGCGTGAGGACATCCCTTATGACTCTGATGATGTTCCCCGAATTGCAGGATCGGAACAAGAGAAGAATCAACTTGCTTTGGATAGTGAGTATAACCTCCTTGAATTTGCTGAGATCACTTTCCTCTTTGAAGGGAATGACGATGTTGAGGCTTTCCCTCTTCCGCTTGGTAAGAAGAACTACGCTATGGGTCGTATCAACGTGGCAAAGGATGCCTATCGGCAGACTTTCAAACGGTTGACTACCTTTGCGGTATTCAACAAAACTACACCAATCCACACTAGGTTGTGGAATCTTACTTCTTCGGTTATTACCCGTGGAAAGTATTCATGGTTTGCTCCTTCTCTTGCGATTACGCAAGACGAGCCAAGCAAAGAAGTCATCTCATTTGTGGAAGGATTTATGAATCAGTAGTATGAACAAAGATCTTACACCACAAGAAGTTTACGAGACTGAAATCGAAGCCATGAAAAAATCCATTTCGGATTTAGAAGGGGTCGTTAAAAACACGGAGACGGCGTTACAGGCAAACAAGATTTTGCTTAGTGGCTTAGAGCAAAACTTAAAGGATCTCCATAAACAAAACGAATTGGAACTCGTTAGTAGCACCGATTAGGTAATGCGGCGGCGTTAATTGGCGCTGGTTAATCATCCGCCTTTGGGTAATCGCATAAAAGCCCAAGAATACCCCACCCTCTTTTATTTTCGGGGAGGGTGGGGTAACTCTATACATATATTATGAATACTTTCGCGATAGATTACGAAACATATTACGACAAGGAATGCTCCATAAGAACTCTAGGAGTTTTGGGGTATTTCAGTCACCCCAACTTTGATGCCTACATGGTTTCAGTTGTTGGGACCGAGGGGACAAATTTTGTTGGTCACCCCAAAGAATTTGACTGGAGTTTGTTGGACGGCAATGTTGTCTTGTCTCACAATGCCTCCTTTGATGAAACCTTGTTCCTGTATGGTGTATCCCAAAACTGGTGGGATGATTGTGACCCAGCAGAATGGCACTGCACTGCAGATCTTGCAGCATATTGCAAGCTACCCAGATCACTAAAAGGGTCCACGGCTCAACTCTTCAATCTCACTGTAGATAAATCCACACGAGACAATATGTCTGGCAAACGATGGGAGGATATGTCCCCAGAATTTAAAGACGAAGTTAGTGAATACGCCCTCAAGGATAGTGAATTGTGTCTCAGGTTATGGGAAACACTCAAAGATCAGTGGCCCCAGTTTGAGAGGGACATCAGTAGGGTAAACCGTAAGATAGTTCAAAGGGGAATCCCCATCGACACAGACCTTTTAAAAAAGCAGTTAGAAACAATCAACCAAGCTTTGTTTGAAGCGGAACAAAACATCCCTTGGTTGGATGAAAAGCCTCTTCTTAGTAGGGCAGCTTTTGATCAACAATGTTTACTGCTCGGCATAACCCCACCACATAGTCTTGCCGAGGCAGATGAAGACGCTCAAAAATGGATTGAGGAACATCGCGAAGAACACAAATGGATAGGAGCGGTAAAAAGCTGGAGAAGAATAAACTCCATTAAAAAGAAGTTGGAAAGCTTTGATTATGCAACCATGCCTGATAGTAGATACTACGGGGGTTGTATGTATTTTGGGGCGCACACGGGTAGATTTAGTGGGTCTGGAGGAAACTTAAATTTACAGAACCTCCCTAGAGAGGAAATGTTTGGGGTGAACTTGAGGCATTTGATTTGCCCCGAACCTGACAAAAAATTAATCGTGGTAGACCTTTCTCAGATTGAAGTAAGAACACTTTGCTGGTTGGCTAAGGATCACGAAATGATGGAGGAGATTAAAAACACAGATGATATTTATGAAGCGTTTGCTATTCGATTTGGAATGTGGGATGAAGAAAAAGGAATACTTAAAAAAGAAGACCCCGAAAAAAGACACGCCGTAAAAGCAATGGTGTTAGGTTGCGGATATGGGGCAGGAGCAAAACGATTTGCGAGTATGTCATCTATCACCGAAGAGGAGGCGCAAAAAAGAGTGGACACTTATAGGCAAAAGATGAGGAAGATAAAATCTCTTTGGTATGAATATAGTGAAGACATCAAAGGCTCAGTAAGTGTCACCGGAGGATATGACGCAGACGGCAAAAGACTACACGCGAAGTTTACCGTGGACCTACCTAGCGGCAGGGTTCTGGACTATGGGACACTTCAAACAGGTGGTGACCCGACTAATACACAATACACCGCTAAAGTTCCTAGACATGGTAAATACGTTCCCGTAAGACTTTGGGGTGGACTAGTAGCGGAGAACGCCTCTCAAGCATTAGCACGAGATATTTTCTCTGATATGCTTCTAAGGGTTGATAAAGCAGGATACAATATTGTCATGCACGTTCACGATGAGATGGTTGTCGAAGCTGACGCTACTGAAGCGGAGGAAGTGTTACACAATGTGATTAAAATTATGTCGGAACCCCCTGAGTGGATTTCAGATATTCCCGTAGCTGCTGAAGGATCAATACAAACTAGATATGAAAAATGAAAATTAAATACCTCAAAAACTTAAAATCAAAAGACGCTTTAATAACCGTAAATGATCCGACAGAGATCGATGTAAAACCTATACCACCTTTTAAATCCAAAGCTTTATACCGAGAGTGGTGTGCTAAAAGTGATACGGATCACGCATTCTTAACAGGCTTTGAAGGAATTAACCCCAACGCAAGGATCGAAGGAGAAAACAAAATATGTAAAATCCATTCAATCCCAGCAGACTTCGACGCTCCCCCTGATTGGCCTAATGTAAAAGACATCATTACAGCGAAATGCCCTAAAGCTCTACCAGCTTGGTATTGTCGGACATACAGTGGTTACATAAGGTTGTTTTTTGAGCTAGAGGAAACGCTTTCGATTCACCACACATTGGTGACTCCTTTCTTTAAGTATCTAAAGCAGACGCTGCAATATCATAAAATCTTTGCGGGATATGATAAAAAATCAGAGTCTCCTTCTCAGTTAATGGAGATCGGAACAGAATGGGTAAACATGGGTGGGAAGATCCCTAGCTCTATAGTTCAAACAGCTTTGTTTAAAGCAGCCCAAGAAAAACCACCAGAATCAAAAGACACATCTATTCCGATTGAAATTATTGCCGAAGAGGTTGAGAAAAAATTCCCAAACAGATGGATAGGAGATTTTGAAGTCGGTTCACGAGGACCATTATTTTGGATCGATGACGGTATTGATCGAGAGGGGTGTCAGGTATTTGAAGATGGGATGGTCGTGTATTCAGATCGGGATCTCGCTTGGAAAACTTGGAGAGATATTTTTGGCCCCGATTTTGTTAAAGACTTTGAGGAACAGAAAATGGGGGATCTACTCGATGAGTATTGGTTCAATGGAAGACAATTCTTTAAACAGCTTGATGGGACAGCTAAACCCATACCCAGAGATCAACTAGTATTAGAGTTGAGGCAGCGAGGATTTAAAGGGGGTAGACCAAAAAAAGGAGAGAATGTCTCCGAAGTCGAAGCTGCCATTGTCCTAATCAGTAATACAAATAGGATTGATGAAATAGCTCCGGTTGTATTTCGGCGGAATGAAAGGATTGTATCTTACAACGGTTTACAGATCCTTAACTCAGCAACAGTATGTCCCATCGAACCCGCTGCAGATGGAGACATAAATACTTGGCCCTTCTTAAATAAATTTTTTGATCAATTCTTTGAAGACTCAACTAATATTCGTAGTAAGTATTATTTCTTTGGGTGGTTGCAGCGGTATTACAAAGCATTCTACAACAACAAAGAGGATCAAGGACAAGCCTGTATTCTAGTGGGACCAGCGAAGAGGGGTAAAACTCTTTTATCAAACAAGATAATAGCTGCTCTTGTGGGGGGTTTCGCTGATGCGAGTGACTACCTGTCTGGTGGAACAAAGTTTAACAAAGATCTAGGTAGAGCCGCTTGTTGGGTCATCGATGATACAGTCAGTGCGGCATCGTTCCAAGACCAACGGAAAGCAACGGAGCTTATAAAGAGGGGGGTTGCTAATCCAAGGATTGAATTCATGGCAAAATACGCAGATGCCGTAACACTTCCTTGGGCGGGTAGGATTATAGTTAGTCTTAATGATGATCCGAACTCAATGAGTGTGCTGCCAACGATGGACTCTAGTAATAAAGATAAACTAATGGCATTCAAAGTTTGTAAAAAGCCATTTGCTTTCCCTAAAAAGGAAGACTTAGAAAGCATCATTGAGCAAGAACTACCCCACTTTGCTAAGTGGCTGATGGATTGGAAGCCCCCTGTAGAGATACAGGATGATGACCGATTCGGTATTAAGAGCTTTATAGACAAGAGTATTTCCTATGCTGCCTTCGATAACTCTAGCAGATCTCAAGTATCGGAACTGATAGACTTTTTTGCGAAAGCGTGTAGAGAACAAAACGAGAAGATGGCTTCGTGGCGGGGGACGATTCTAGAACTTCAAGTCGCATTACACTCATACAATGGGGGGCGACCTCTGGGGGCTTCTAATAAGATAGACTTCATACGCAACGGATTGTCACATTTGGAAGATGTGGGTAAGCATAGTAAAACGACTCGACCCATAAAATCTGTTGGTAAAGGTAGTGGTAAGATCTGGATAATAGATGTTACATCACCTTTCGATATTGATTATGAAGAGGTCACTTTAGAGAACCAGCCTTTCTAAGAGCTGCAATTGGCAAATGATACCCATCCACTTTGTAAGTAAAACCGTATTCATCGGGTTCCCCCCGAAGTTTGTATTCAGCTTTTCTACGAATAGTGAGTGATGTAGCCCAACCAAGAAGCCAAGCTTTCTGGAAATCTTTACGGACACGAACGAAGAAATAAGCTTTGGCGGATAACTTTTTTCCTTCGGGACAATTAACAGAAGCTGTGTAGTGGGGTTGAGGAACCCCAGCGCAGCTTTTTGATTTAATGTCTATTGTTCGGTTACCTAGAACATAATCGTGTTTAAAAGATTCATC